GTACGGATATTGGCAGCGCCGGCCTCGAGCCTGGCCCGGTTGAGGTTGCGCTCACACTCGCTCAAGCCGCGCACGATCACGCTCACCACAGACGCCGATAAGCGTTCAAGCCTTGCGCCACATCCGCCGGCATCTCGAAGCCGGGGATGCGCACGGACGAACTCAGCAGGCTGGCGTCGGTCACCCGCCCGGCGCGCTTGCTCAAGTCCTGAAAGATCACGGTCGTCAGCCGCAGGCACAACCGCTCGAGGTCGTAGCGCTCGGGCGCAGTCGCGGCGTAGCCACAGTTGCAGGTGACGAGGATGTTGCCGATGCCCTCGGGCACCGTCTGCCACGGCAGGAACACGCGGCCGGTCTCGGTGCAGATGCGCTTGCCGGTCAGGTCAAGCGCGGTCTCGCCGTCGCTGTCGTCCAGGTAAACGGCAGAGGTCAGCGTGTTGCACGGGTACTCGGTCAGACGCAGGTAGTTATCCCCGTCACCGTCCATCCGCAGGCGCGTCGTGGTGGCATAGCTCCGTGCCGCCAGCTTGCGGTTCGTGATGCGCTCCATCTCGGCGGTGGCAAAGTTGATGCTGTTCGCCAGCATGTCCTCTTCGCCCGCGGCGAACGCATCCACACGGCCCACCGCCACCTGCGCGTTGGCGAGCGTGGTCAGCGCATAGGTGTAGAGCGTGACCGCCATCTAGCGCCCCTTCCCCTTGCGGGGCTTCTCCAACTCAATGAACTCCGGCGCAACCACGGCTACGTCCGGCTCGACAGGCGACGGCACTTCCACTGTGACAAACTGTGACAGGAACGTCTTGAGCAGGTGCGCCGCGTATTCGGCGGGCACCTCAACCGTCTCCCCCACCAGAACCACGACGCTCCCCGAGCGGTAGTCGCTCGCGTGTCCGTGCTGCTGATAGCCCACGTTCTTGAGCTTCATCTCACCCCCCGGAGTCGGGGGCAGGCACTTGCGCCCACCCCCGCCCCGCCTGATTGAGTACTTACGCGGTCGCCACCGACAACACCGCGTTGACCAGCGGATAGGTCGCCGGGGCGTACATCGCCTCGAAGTCCCAGCGCCGCACGCCGCGGTAGCAGAACTGGCCGTACCCGAACAGGTAGTGCTCGGACGCCGCCAGCGTGATGCCCTTGCGCTCGCCCTTCTGGAACGCGCGCCGGTTGATGTGGTAGATCGCCGTCAGGTTCCCGGCGATGTCCGGCACGCTGCCGTTGGCGTCCATCGTCTCGGGAATGAGCGAGGACATGAGCACCGGACGCCCGTAGACCGCGCCCAGCACCCCGGTGATGGCCGCGCCGGCCTGCCCGAGCGTGTCCGCCCGCATCCAGATCGGCACGCCGTCGTCCGACTTGGCAAGCATCATCCGCGCGAGCCCGCTGCTACTGACCGCCCACAAGCCGTCCGGCTGCTTGCCGAACACGCCCTGCTGCGCCCAGCACAGCGCCAGCTTCTCGGCCGTCAGCCCGCCCGCCGCACTCAGGCCGGACGAGTAGAGCGCCGCGTCCACCGCGTTCTTGTACGCCGCCCGCAGTCCGTCGGCCAGCAGCGTGATGCTGCCCGCTGCCGGGGCCGAGGCGTTCACGGTGGTCGTGTGCTGCCCGTTCACCAGCACATCCTCGCCGTCATAGGCGAAGCCGTAGGCCAGCTCGTTCAGGGTCTCCTGCGCCGCGTTGAAGATCGAGTCCTGGTCCCATTCCTCGGTCTCCGTCACGAACGCCACCTGCTTGTGCGCCGTGAAGGTCCGCTCGAAGGTGGCAAAGCGCGACTTGACCGCCGCGGTCTGCGAGGAGTCGCTCGTGTTCTCAGCCACGAGGTAGGTCTGCACCTTGGTCCCACGCCCGGCCCGCTTGACCGTCGAGGCCTCCATCGGGAACGAAGCGAACGCGCCCGACAGTTCGAGGTACGGGTCCATGCGTTCGATCAGCGAACCCGAGAGCACGTTCGCCCGAATCCACTCCGCACCCGAACCAGCAGTGGCGTCGGCCAGAGCATTGGTGCCCTGGAAACGCTTTTCCAGCTCGACCAGTTCCTTGGTCATCGGCAGCGAGTCCCAGCCCTGGTAATCGGGGAACTGATTGCGGTGCCCCGAGAAGTAGGCATGGGCCACGACTGCGGCGTCGCGCAGCATCCGATACCGCTTGATCGCCTTCGCCGTGGTTTCGTCATCGGTGAGCGACGCGATGGGCTGCGTCAGGACCGAGAACTGACCGCGGTTCATGCTGGCGAGCCCGGCGAAATCCTTGTCCTTCGGGTCGGCCTGCGGCACCAGGCGCAGCGCCTCGCGCTTGAGGCTGATCGGCGCGTCCTTCGGCGTCGGCCCCGGCAACTCGCGGGCTAGCGCCGCCTGCTCCTCCTTCACCTTGGCGATCTGCGGCAGCAGCTCGTCGTTGATCGCCGCCGAGACCTTTGCCAGCTTCTCCGCGTCGCTCGTCTGCCGACCGACGATCTCGTCCATTCCCTCGACCACCGCGGACAGCACCTCCGGCAGAATCGCCGCCGGCTCTCCCTCGATGGCCTTACCCATCACCTTGAACTTCGCCATCTCCCCACCCCTCCCACGTTCGCCGGCCCCTGCCGGCACCTTGACCGCCTTCACGGTCGTGTATGCCCGACTAGGTGCGGGCGAACCTTTCCGTTGCGAACATCCAGTCGTCAGGCTTCGGCGTGAGGAACGTCCAGTCGTCCAGCGGCGTGTGCGTCCGGCCCATGCGCTCGCGCACCAGCGCCTCGAAGTCCGGCACCTCGCCCTCGCGCGCCGCCGGCATCACGAAGCCCGTGTTCGCCTGCTGGCCCGCCCAGCACAGGCTGCCCTCCTCGAACTCGCTGATGGAGTCGAACAGCGTGTAGCAGGTCTGCCCCTCATAGACCTCCAGCACGCGATGCCCGTTGTCGCACTCCCAATACATGTCCTGCGCGCCGCAGATGGAGCACACCGAGTCGCTGACGTAGACCGTGGGCGAGACTTCGCTAATGACTCCACCCCGGAGACGCGCGTCGATGATGTCGGTCTGCGAATCGCGCACCATGTAGAACCAGGCCAGCACCTCCTCCACGTTCAGCGACGCATCGAAGAAGCGCCCGCTCGGCAGACCGTCGATGCCGGGTGAACCCACATCGTGGTTCACCATGACGGGCTTGCCCGCGATCATCGGGGCGACCTGTGCCAGCGCCTTAGGAGTGAAGCGGCAGCCGCGATAGGCGCCGCGCTCCCACATGGGCAGCGTGTTGAACAGGCGCATCCCGCGGACGTAGACCTGCTCCGCGGCGAGCGGCTCCTTCACCTGCGGCAGCGCATTGATCTTCGCCAGCATCGTAGCGACGCCGGGGGCGGGAGGGGCGTCCGTCTCGGACCCCGAGCCCACAGCGGGCATGACTTCCGCGCCCGCCGGCATCGCCAACCAATCAATCTCCCGCTTGAACCTCACGCGAATGACGCGTCCCATCATGTCCCAACCTTCTGGCCGTCCAGCCACTCAAACTCACCGTGCTCGCCAACGGGGCGATGCATCCGACATCCGACGCAATAGGTGGCCCCATAGAAATACGGGTCGCGGGCGTAGGTCTCGGCAAGCGCCTGTCCCATTTTCGTGAGCGCTCCACACCGATGGCGCGTAGCGTCAAGTTGCACCTGCGTCCAAAATCGGCCAGTAACCGCCGACTCTGATTCGGGATAAGCCTCGAACGAGACGTAGCCGACATCCGCATAACGGACCTGCTCTTCATCCGTCAGGTCACGCGTTAGGTTGGCCGGACCATCAGCGCCAACGTGGCGGTAGGTGTCACGAACGGGCCGCACGAATCCCTTGGCGCGCTCTTCGTCCGAAAACACCAGATAGACGGCCTGCTGCTCAACCGGCCCTGCGTCGCAGCCCGCCGATTTCGCCAATCTCGGATCGTCGGGGTCCGTGGTGAGGCCCACTACTTCCTCCCTGCGCGCACCAGCCGCGCCTTCTTCCACGCCCAACGGTGCCCGCAATGCGAGCAGGTCGCCTCATCGCTCGAACGCCGCGCGCTCACTCCGCGCTTGCACATCGGACAGAGCACCGCGACCAGAGAGTGCTTGCTGTCGCTCATCGCTCACCGCCCCCTGCGGTCTGCTCCTGTTCCCAGCGCCCACCGGAACCGCGCCACGGAGCATTCAAAGCACCACGGCCCACAATCCCCGTGATGGTCTCAGGCTCATTCACCGGCAGGATTGTCCCCGTGAATCCTATCTGCCGACGAACGGTCGGAACGGGCTTCCCACTCCTGTCCAGAATCATCGCCTCACCCCCACCGCCTGCTCGACCTTCCCGTTTCCGCTCGGCGCCTTGAGCAGTTGCGCCCACGCCGCCTTATCGTTCAACTCACGCCTCAGGTTCTCGTTGATGTCTGCGGGAATCGTGGTGCATCGACAGTTGCAAGCGTTCGCCGGAGAGCCGTCGCCGGGATAGTCCACCCATTCCTCATCGCCGGTCTCCGCGTTGACGAGATGGAACTTGTCGTTCAGCCCCACGGTCTGCCCGTCGAGCCCGGCATACGCCTCGGTTGCGTGTCGCCCGCCCAGCCCGTCGCGCGCCGTCAGCCACTCCTGCGCGCCCACCACGCCCTCGGTCTGCTGGTATGCCTCGTTCGCCGCGAAGTTGTAGGCCCGCGTCGTCTCGGTGCGCCCGATCAGAGCGGAGCGCGACGCCTCGCATACGTCGAAGTAGGCGTCCACGCGCTCAATGATCTGTGCCAGCGTTTCGCCTTGCTCGACGCCCAACGCCAGCTCGCCCTGAATTGCCGCGATGGTCGTGTCGTCCACGTTCGAGAGCACAAAGTCGGATTGCGCGCGGATGAAGTCGCCGGCCCGCGCCGTCGTCGCATTGAACGCCAACTCCACGCCGATGTCCGCGAGCGCCGACTCACCGCGGCGAATCAGCAGCGTGCGGACGAGCGCCTGCATGGACTCGTCATCGTCCGGCAAGCGGATCGGAATAGGCTCGGTGATGATAGCGATGCCCTTGAACCGCTTGCCCCCGGTGAAGAACTTATGCTGCGAGAGCCACGCCACGACCAGCGGATGTTGCTTCACGAACCGCGCCGCGAAGTAGCGCTGCACCTCGCGCTCATGGCTTGCCAGGTCCGCGCTCTTGCGCTTCCTCAGCGCCTCACGCTCCAAGCCCTGCACGCGGGAAAGCCGTGCGTCCTTCGCTGGCCCCGCATCCTGCGCCGGCCTCGGCACGTCACCATTGCCCCGGTTCGGGGGCTCCGCGTTGGGCGGTGGTCCAAAGGTCGGCACAGGTGCGGAGTAGAGTTCGTCGGCGGCCGGGTCATCAATCGGCGGCTCGCCCATGATCTGCCGCCCCTCGTTCACCGTCAGCACGGGGCAGCCCACCAACTCCTTCACGGTCTTGGCCTGCGCGAGTTTCGCCGCCTGCACCGGTAGCACGCCGCGCAGATCGAACTCGATCACCAGGTTCGGCCCGAACAACGGCGCCAGCCGCTCGGTCAGCACGGTCGATAGGTCCGTCGTCACCTGCCCGATGGTGCCGAACCAGTAATTCTGCGCGTCGCTCGCCGCCATGCCGTCGTTGAAGGCGTTGCCGCCCTCCTTGATGCCTAGCCGCATGGGCGGTACGCCGATGCTGCGCGCGATGCTCGCGTTGATGAGCGAGAGGTTCTTCTCCAGGTCCATCTCGCTCAGGGTCTGCCCTTGGCGGACATACTCCATCGCCGCGTCAATCACCACGTCGCGGAAGTTCTTGGTCCGATCGCCACGAATCTTGAACAACGCCTCCTGAATCGCCTTGACCTTCTCCGCGCCGAGTCCCGCTATGTCCTTGGCCGTGTAGACGCCGCCGACGCGCCCGCCGCCCTTGAAGAAGTCCCGCAACAGACACAGCGCGTAGAACTGCGCCTCGAACTCGCGGCGCACCGGCTCGATGCGCGAGAAGCCGAGCACCGAGTCGTCCGGGTTGTAATCGCGGAAGTGGATCACGTTCGCCGCATCCACCGGCTCCCATGCGCCGCCGCGCAGGTACTCCCAGCCGATGATGCCGCGGTTCTCCGTGGGCGTCGCGCGCCAGTTCTGCCAAGGCAGCGTCCAGAGTTCCTGCGGCGGACCCGTGGGCGGCTTCTGCCGCGACTTGGGCCGCTGTAGAAACCACGCCGCATTGCCGTGCAGGAGGTACGCGCCGACGGTATCGCGCATGAGTTGGTAGCCGGTGTCACGCACCTTATTCGCACTCGCCAGCACGTCCACGAGGTTGTCGAGCTTGCGCGGCATCTCGGTCTTGACCTCGCCCCGGACCTGATAGACGCGCAGCGGGAGCGAGGCAGCGTCGTGCTGAATCTGCCGCACGCATTGCTGCACGATAGGAACTTTCTTGAACGCCTCGGCGTAGTCCGAGAAATCGACGTTCGGTATGAACGGATGATTGAGCAGGTAGTCGGCGAGGTCGGGCACGAGTCCCGTGGGCTGCTTGCCGGAGAGAAATCCCTGCCATGCCGCTGTGATGCGCCCAGTCAGACTCACCCTGCCACCTCCCCGCTCGGCCGCGAACGGTCTGAGTTGATCTTGTAACGCAGCGCATCGAGCGCGTGGTCCTCACCCTTCGGCCGGTTGCCGATCCAGCGGTAGCCGCCGAACTCCAGCTCCAAGCACGTCGGCTTCTTGTCCCGCAACCGCTTGGCATCCGACTCCAGCAGCGAGCCGCGCACGATAGCGATGCGGTCGCGCTTCAGCGCCTCGCTCACCGCGAGGATGCCCGTGTTCAAGTCCTTGGCCGCCGGGCGCGTCCAGATGCCCACACGGTTGAGGTTCCCCCGCCAGTTCAGGTCGTGATCGCTCCACGAGGATTCGCAGGAGAACGACGCCAGCCACGTGGCGTAGTCCAGCGCTTTCTGGACATCGCACGCCTGCCGCAGCGTCGCCAGTTCGTGCGCCTCGGCCTCGAGCACCTGCGCCGCCAGGTCCACGTCCGTCAAGTCGCAGCGGTACAATTGCCGGTAGACGAGCTCGCGCCCGCCCGGCTCCCGCGCGAACCACAGACAGACGCTCGGATCGTTCACGCCGAAGTCGAAGGCCCGCGAGCGCGGCCAGTCGGGCGGCGGATACCCGCCCCATGCGGCCCACGATTCAGGCTTGCCGATGAGGTGTCGCGCCGGGTCATAGGCCGAGTAGACGCCGCCCTCGAACGAGGTCCACTTGCCCAGCAAATAGCGGTCACGCCACGTCCCCTCAAGTCCTTCGAGGTAGGCGCGGTACTCGGGCGAGGCGAACAGGAAGGCGTCGCCCTGCCCGCAAACCGCGACCTCGATCAAGCGCCCCTGCTCGTCGTTGAACGTGCGGTTGCCGAGATCGAAGTGGTAGCGCTGCTGCGCCCAGTGGTCCCCGCCGTCCGGGTTGAACAGCAGCATCAGCCCGCCGGGGAACTCGGGCTGGCGGTTGGCCCGCGAGCGCGCAATCTCGAACTGGTTGTCTGCGAGTTGTTCCGCCTGGTCCACGATCACGAGCGAGAAGTTCGGACCCATGAAACGCTGCGGCTTGTCCAGTCCCGCCAGCACGATGATGCTCTGCCGGCCGTCCTCGGTCGGCGGCAGGTAGAACGTATCGTCGCTCGACTTCCAACCCCAGCCGCGCGAGGAACGCCCGTCGCCATGCCAGGTCAGCATCCGCGTGGGCATGACCTCATCGCGGATGGTCTTTTCGGTGGAGTCCTTCATGCTCGCGCGCTCCTCGCGGAGCAGGGCCACACGCACGCCGGGGTACTGCTGCGCGTGAACCAAGGCGCGGACACAGGCGGGGAAACTCTTGCCCGTGTACCAGCCGCCCGAGACGGCCAGCTCCACCGCCTGCGATTGGAGGATGCGCCGCTGCGCGTGCGTCTTGAGCACGATACGGCGGGGCTCAGGAGCAGAGGCCCCTACTCCCAAGTTCCCCGCCAGCATCGTCGCTGCCATCAACCCCACTGCCCACCCCTTCAACC